GCGGCTCGACGGAAAGAGATCGCCGACGCTACCGAGGCGGCCGTCAAGGCCACTCGCGAATCCATGCAGGCTGAATTGGCCGCTGCCAAGGCTGAGGCTGCAGAAGCGCGTCGATTGCCGGGCGGTGGAGCGCCGGGTCAGACGCAATTTGCGGAATTGAGCAAATTCGACGGGCTGGGCCCCACGGATATGGCGGTAATGGCGGGCATTTTGGCTGCTGCGAAAATGGCGAATCGCGGGCCTGGCGTCAGCGAGGTGCTACGCCGTGCGCTGGCAGTTCGCATCGCGGATGATCCCGATCAGGATGGACACTATGGCGCGACCAAAAACGCCATGAAGATGGCCGGAATGCCCATGAAGGCCAATGAACTCAATCAATCCACTCTGGCCAGCTACGGCGACGAGTGGATCGGGGTGACTTACAGCGCGCAGCTGTGGGATAAAATCCGTATGGCGACCCCCATTGTGGGACGCATTCCCACGGTCACCATCCCGCAGGGCAGCGAGAGCATCATTATTCCGCTGGAGGCGACCCCGCCCATCTTCTACAAAGTGGCGCAGGCCAGTGCGCAGGCCGCGAATCCGGGGCGCATCACCCCGACTTACATTACGAGTCGCCAGGGGACAAGCAACAACACGCTCACCGCAGCCAAGCTGGGCGCGGCGATGAACTATACGGGTGAGTTGGAGGAGGACAGCCTAATTCCTTGGGCCAGTGAAATTCGTCGGATCCTGACCGTTGAAGCGTCCGAGGTGCTGGAGCATCTGGTCATCGACGGTGACACGGAGACCGGAGCGACGGCCAACATCAATACCATCGGTGGCACCCCCGCCGGGACAGAGGCTTATCTTCTGTTCAACGGATTTCGCAAATTGGCGTTGGTCACCAACACCGCCAATGCGCTTCCCGCGGGCACGCTGGACATCGAAGATGTGCTAGAAACTGCCAAATTGATGGGGTTGGGTGGCCGCAATTCCTATGATCGCAATCAGATCAGCGTGATTGCGGACATGGCTACCTACTGGAAGCTTCTCACGCTGACCGAGATGAAATCGAGAGATTTCTCGCAGCCGGGCACGGTGAGCGGACAGACCATCCTTACTCCGTGGGGATTCGAGGTCATCGGCTCGCCCAACATGCACCGCGCCAATCAGGACGCCACCTATGGATTGAAGGCCAACGCCGCGGGCAAAGTCGATCTGACCACGCCTAGCAACAACACCAAAGGCGCGATGGTGGGCGTGCGCTGGGATCAGTGGCGGCTGGGCTACAAGCGGCGGATGACCTTTGAGGTGGATCGCGACCCGATCAGCGACGCGACCACCATCGTGGTAAACATGCGCATTGGCCTGGTCTACCGCGATACCGAAGCCAGCAGCATCTCATATAATATCACGGTCTAGGCGGGGAGGGAACGGTAATCGAGTTGGAGGCCGCCATTGCAGATCAATTGATTGCGGATGGCCGAGCCGTTCTCATGCCGCCCCGGCCCCCTATCGCGCCAGTGCGCGTGAAAGCGAAATAGATCATGGCCTACTACTGCGATATGCTGGATGTCAAAAGTCGCCTGGACATCTCCGGCACCGATCAGGATGCAGATATTCAGGCTTGTGTCGAGACGGTCTCCGACTGGATCGATGTACATTGCGGCTATCCCACCGGCGGATTCGCGGTTGCGGCCAATTCGACGCGCTATTACGTGCCCGGTGATGTGCGTGGAAAAAAATTGATGCTGGGGATGCCGTGCGTAAGTGTCAGTTCGGTTACCAACGGGGATGGGGCGGCCTTTACGCACGGCGTCCACTACCGGCTCTACCCGCGCAACGGCGGGCGCTTCTACGAAATGGGACTGCTCGAATCCTACGACTGGCAATTCAGTATGGCGGATAGCGAGATCGCCATTGTCGCCAAATTTGGATATAGCGTGACGCCGCCCAAGCCGGTGCGGGAATTTTGCACGGCAGCGGCCGCCAAGTTGTTCAAGGTCTATCAGGCGGCGCTGCAAGAGGCGTCGGCCAACTTCGAGACGGGCCAACTGATCTATCGGGACGCGTCGATCATTAAATTGCTCTGGATGCTGACGCCCTATGTGCGAGGCACGAAATTTTTATGAGCGTGAACGCAGCCTTGAACGGGCTTAATGCGCGGCTGGATACCATTGCGGGATTGCATGTGCACGCCAATCCGCCGGAGTCGCTTAATGAGTTTCCCTGCTCGATTACCTATATGTCGAGCGGGGAGATGACCCAGGCGTCGCACGGATTGGCGCGCAGCCTGCATACGCTGGTGGCTGAAATTTATATTCAGCGCACACTGCTACAGCAGGCAATGGATGAGGCGCGGTTTTGGCCGGATGCGGTCTACGCGGCGTTAGCGGCTGATCAGACGTTAGGCGGGGCCGTGGATCATATCGTATGGCCGTTGCGCTATGTGGCGCGCCCGGCCACATACGGCAATATCGAGAGCGTATTTTACACCGTCCGCTTCGAGGTGACGGTAAAGGTGATTGAAACATGAAAGACGAGATTTACATTTATACGGGACAGGGTGCTTTTGTGATCGGCCTGCCGGCGCGGGACATCAAACTGTCCGATCTGACCGATGAACAGCGTGAACTGTTACGCGTTCACCTGGCGCAGCCGCAGCCAATTTATGTACTGGCAACCCCCGCGAAGAACGCGGGGAAGGGAGATGACTAATGGCATACGCACCATTTAGCAACAATTATGTTCAGATGGCGCAGGAGGGGACGCCGGGTACTTCGGTTCCCGCCCTTCACGTTTGGCGCGGAGCTTTTTCCATGCTGGAAGATTCACGCACGCGTGTTATCGTGGATGAGCAGATCGGGACGCTGTTTCAGCCGGAGCGATCGTATGATTCCATGCTCATGGCTACCTGGAATCAGCCGGACACCCCGCTGACTTTCGAGCAGATCCTTCACATTTTGGAAGCCGGCGTCAAGACCGTCACGCCGACCGGAGCCGGGCCGTATGTGTACGCGTACACGATGCCGGTGACCGGTTCGTTTAACACCACCAAAACCTACACCATCGAGACCGGCAATGTGACGGTTGCCGGGGATCAATACGAAATGGCCTATGGCTTTGTCGAGTCGTTCAAGCTGAGCGGGAACCCTGGCGAAACCTGGATGATGGGCAGCGTCTGGAAAGGGCGTCAAATGGTGCAAGCGGCAAAAACCGGAAGCCTCACCGTCCCCACAGTGAACGAGGCACCGTTCGCCTACACCAAGCTCTACATCGACGCCACCGGCGGCACCATCGGCACCACGCAAAAAACAGGCGTGCTGATGGGCGCCGAAGTCAATGTGACCACGGGCTTAAAAGCGGTGCCGGTCGGAGACGGCAATTTGTATTTTGCCGCTACCAAGTGGACGAAGCCGGAGGTGACCTTCTCGCTGACCATCGAATTAGAGGATAGCAGCGTAGCGGCCACGGAGCGCGGCTTTTATCGCAGTAATACCACTCGCCTAATCCGCCTGCTCTGCGAACGGAGCGCAAACCTCAAGCTGCAGATCGATTTGGCGGCGCGTTACGATAGCATCAGCGACTACAGCAACACGGATGGGAATACCACGCTGACGTTGAACGGGCACGCCACACTGAGCAGCGCCGATTCACTGAGCGCGAGCTTTACGATCACCAATAATTTACCGACGGCCGTCACCGTGGCATGAGAGGGAATATGAGTAATTTTTTCGAGAGGCAGACCAAAGAGATCGAGATTGACGATGCAAATCGCGTGACGATTCGCAAGCTCACCCACGCCGAACGACAGGCGGCGCTGTCGGCGGCGTTTCCCTTCCAGAAAGAAGGCGAGCTGGTGATGGGTAATGCGGTGATTCAGGCCATGCTCAAGTTGTCCATCGTCTCTTGGGCGGGGCCTGGATTTGCCGATTACCCGGTCAGCGCGGAGAACATCGATGCGCTCCCGGTGGAGATCGTGGATGAAATCGTGCAGGCCGTCAACGATTTTACCGCATTGAGTGCAGCCAAAAAAAAGCCATTACGCGCCAGCATGAATGGCGCGTAATGCTCAATCGCAGCAATCCGACGCCCACCTCCTATGATGCAGAGATCGCAATTCTGCTGAAGACCGGGTGGTCATGGCGGGAGTTGCAGGAGACTCCAGCCGATCTGGTGGACGCGTTGCTAGAGCACATAAGCGCCGATGCATACTGGAGCGAAGTGAAGGCAAGGCAAAGTGGCAAAACTGGACATTTTCATCAGAGCCAAAAATAATGCGACCGGCGTATTGGGCGGAATGGAAGGCCAACTAAAAAATTTGCAGGCGCAGGGGGAACGCGTTGGCGAATCTTTTGCGCAAATGGGCGAAAAAATGCGCGGGTTGGGTACAGGGTTGACTGCTGGCCTGACGCTGCCCATCGTTGGTTTTTTTGGCGCGGCCATCAAAGGCGCAGCGGAGATGGAGCAGCTTGAAGTTGCCTTTACGACCATGCTGGGCAGCGCGGAAAAAGCCAAAGAGCTGATCGGCGAGTTGTCCACCTTTAGCGCCTTGACGCCTTTTGAGATGCCAGAGGTGATCAATGCGGGAAAGCAGTTGCTTGCGTTCGGCATCGCGGCGGATGACGTGCAGCCGACCCTACGCCAACTCGGTGACATTGCTTCTGGATTAAATATCCCTTTAGGGGATATGGCCTATCTGTTCGGCACCTCGCGCGCGCAGGGGCGGCTGTTCGCGGCTGACATCAACCAATTTACCAGCCGGGGCGTGCCGATCATTGCGGCGCTGGCGGCCACGATGGGCGTTGCCGAAAATAAGATAAAAGGCATGGTTGAGGCGGGGAAAATCGGCTTCCCTGAATTACAAGCGGCTCTCGATCATCTGACCGAGGAGGGTAGCCAATTTGGCGGCATGATGGAAAAGCAGAGCCGGACTTTGAGCGGCCTATTTTCTACGCTCAAGGATAATATAGGCCAATCCTTGAGCGCCATTGGGCAAGCCATCGTCAAGAATTTGAATCTGAATGAGGTGTTGGCGGGTTGGATCGAGCAGATGGGGAAAATCAAGGATGCGATCGTTTCCTTTACCGAGACGCAGCCGGAGATTACCAAGTGGATCATCGTGATCGCAGGCGCGACTGCCGTCATTGGGCCATTATTGATTGGAGTTGGGATGCTGGCAAGCGCAATAGGGGCGGCGATTCCTATTATTATGGCGCTGGGCGGGGCTTTTTCCTTATTGCTTGGGCCTGTCGGCCTGGTAATTGGCGCAGTTGGATTGCTGGCGATTGCCTGGCGAAAAGACTTTTTGGGAATGCGCGGTGCCATTACCCGCATGACCGCGCCGATTCGGGATTTTTTAAGTAACACGAACGCCATGCGGACAACTGTCCAACGCATATCAAGTGCAATCGCGAACATTAAGGATAGCTTCGGCAAATTCGGAGAAGGCGCGGCGAGCGCCGCTACAGCATTAAAAAATTTCATCCAGACCGGAGACAGTGCCGGGCTATCTGCCATCTATGATCGCATCCGTGCGGCAATCAGCAAGATCGACCCTCCCACTTTTAGCGAGCTATGGGATGCGGCCAAACTCCAAATTAGGACAGTGATTCATGATGTGGAATGGAAGGTGCCGGTCGAAAAATTCATTGAGCTGCGTGACGCCGTATCTACCGCCATTTCATCGATTGCTTGGGGGGAACTTGGCTTTAATGCGTTGGTATCTGTCCTGGTCGGCGCAACGAACATGCGCAATGCCATCTCTGAGTTGGTGGCCAAAGTGGACTGGGGGGCTATTCCTGCTGAGGTAATTTCCACGCTTAATACGGGGAGGGAATGGTTGCGCGACGTGATAGCGGGCATCGTTGCGGCTGTGGACTGGGCGGCCATCCCTGCTGAGGTAATATCCACGCTTAATTCGGGGAGAAAATGGTTGCGCGACGTGATAGCAGGCATCGTCGCGGCTGTGGATTGGGCGGCCATCCCCGCCGAGGTAATTTCCACGCTTAATTCGGGGCGGAAATGGTTACGCGATGTGATAGCAGGCATCGTCGCGGCTGTGGACTGGGGGGCTATCCCCGCCGAGGTAATTTCCACGCTTAATTCGGGGCGGAAATGGTTACGCGATGTGATAGCAGGCATCGTCGCGGCTGTGGACTGGGCGGCCATCCCTGCCGAAACGCTGTCCATTTTGCGGGCAGGAGGGAAGGCGATTCGTGATACGATAGCAGGCATCGTCGCGGCTGTGGATTGGGCCAGGATGGGGGAGATCACGATAAGCAATCTAAAAAGGAGCGGCGAGGCAATCCGGGACGCAATAATGAGCGCCGTTTCCGGCGTGGACTGGGCTACGCTTTCGGGGGAAGCGCTAATCAGTTTTCAGGCC